TGTAAATGGTGACGATATGATTGATATTTCTGATGTTTCTGTAGAAGAGTTAAAACAGTGGCTCGAAACATTTCCAACAAATGTCATGGAAAAAATTTATACATTCTTTGAAACTTTACCACATTTACAGACCAAGATTAATTATACATGTTCGGGGTGCGGCCAAGCAGCGGAGGTGGAAGTTAACGGTACCTCTGATTTTTTTATCTAATTCTTAGTCATGATTCGTTGATGAGTTTTTATAAAACAAACTTCAATATGAAAGAGGATTGGGGTTATTCTTATTCAGAGATTAATGACATGATGCCGTACGAACGGGAGTTGGAATTACTTTTTATAATGCAAAGAATAGAAGAACAAAATAAGACTAATGCAATAGATGGTCCGCCATCATTGCCAACTAAAGCAGAATTTAATAATGAATGATATTACTAAAGACGAAATTGTTCAAATTGTAAATGAAGAGCTTGATAAAAGAGCTTCGTTAGACAGCACAGGTGGACAAGAAGACACCATACCAGAAGAAGGACAGGAACCCTCTTCTGGCGCATCAGCACGCTTAAAAATGGGATATGATCCTCTTGATCCTGATATGAATGCCGATAGATTTAAGAATAGAAGAAGAATGGCATGGGTTTCTTTATTTGCAAATTTGGCTATTGTTGCAGTTATTCTTTTTAAATTAGATGCAACATTAGTTTCTAATTATGAAGGTGTATTGGGATGGTATTTTGCTACGTCATCATCTATTATTCTAGCATATATTGGAGTTTCCACTTGGAGTTATAACACATTTGTGAAGAATAGAGGAAAATATGGTGAATAAACTTCCTACTTTAAATATAAAAAATGAAGATGGTAAGAGAAAAGAAACTTCGCCAGAAGAAGTGATGAAGATCGCTTCAGATTTGATGGATAAACTTCAACATAGTCAAGTAGATATTCAGAGATTTGTTATTGAAAGTATAAAAATATTAACAAATAAAGAAGTAATGACTGAAGCTATTGATAGATTTCAAAAAGGCGACGGCCGTATTTGGGAAAGTCAAAGAAAGCAATTTCAAAAGTTTGCTGATGATATTATCAAAAAACTAGATATTTTTAAAAAAACAGGCAATTTACCAAATCAAAGCGAGCGTGAAAAGAAAAGTGATGCGTCATTCTATCGTAAACATATTATAGAAAATCCAGAAATAGATTCTTTAATTCAAAAAGGATTAAATGAAAATGAACAGCCAAATGTTCAGTCTACAGCATCTTCAGCAAAAAAGAAGTCTACTAGTGCAGAAACTCAAAAACTAATCTTAAGTCGTATTGATAAGAATACTGAAAATACTGTTAAACTTTTAGATAAAACCTCTAAACTTCCATCTCGCTCTCCTGAGGAAGTGAAAGATACCCATGTTCTTGTTCAGACGATTAAAGAAATTTTGGGAATTATGGAAACTGATGAAAAAAAGAAGAGAGCCGAACAGAGAAAGCAATTAGGCAAAGCTGCTATTCAGGGAGTGAATCCATTAAATCTTGATCTTTCCAGTCCAGGCCAATTTATTTCTAACCTTGCAGGTTCCGTTCTCACTAAGTTCATAGGAACTTTGGGAGAATTTGTTATGCGAGGAATTATGATGTTATTTTCAAGTAAAGTTGTTCTTGGTCTGCTAGTCGGAGGACTAATAGTAATTTTTAGAAAGGAAATTAAGAAAGTTGCAGAAGCTATTTGGGAATGGTTTAAAGGTGTATTTGATTATTTAAAAAAATTCTTTGTTGTTGATCTTCCTGAAATGCTAGGATTAAAATCTGCACAACCAGATATATCTAAAGAACTTCATAAATTCGTAGATATTAATACTCCATCTAAAACAAGTTCTACTTCTTCTGAACCTGCACCAGAAAAGAGAGAATCTGTTCCTTTTGGATATACCCCCGGCGGCAACTCAAATACTGAGTCATATTCTACTTCAGAACCTGCCGCAACAATAGAACCTCCAAAAGAAGTTCAACCAGCACCAGAAGAAAAACCAAAAAATACCGTAGAGAATGTTTTGACTCGGTTGGATACTGCTATTGCAGAAGACGAAAATAAACTAATTGTATTATTTGATAAGCACCAAAAAGCTCGGGGAAAGCAGAAGACTAAAATAAAAAAAGAAATGGATGATATTAAAAAGCAGTTAGATGAATATTATACTTATAGAGAACAAGCTATTGCTGAAATTAATAAACAAAAAGAAGGCGAAAAATCTGTAGTTTCTCCATCTCCAACAGAACCACAAGGCCCGGTTTATCCTGAAGAAAGTGATGACTTGAAGGTTCAGGAAGCGGGCGAAGTAACTATAAAAGATGCTCCCGTTCCCCGCCCTCGCCCGGTTGATTTAGGAAAACAAAAATCTGAATTTTTGGATAAAGGTAGAAAGAAAAAAGCAGAACATGAGGCTGCGTATAAAAATGCAGTCCTTCAAGGGAACAAACAGAAACCAACAAATCAATCGATTGTAAACCAGAATGTTAATAATGTTAGAAATACATCTATATCAACTCCATCTCCAATGGATTCAAGCGTTTGGAAAAATAAATGACTACAGTAATTTATCGTAATAATCCAAATCTTCGTGCTCCAGACACGGCGATTGGATTAACAGCAGAACAAATACAAATTTGGATTAAGTGTTCAGAAGATTTTGAATATTTTCTAGAAAATTATGTGAAAATTCTTAATCCTGATCAAGGTTATATCAAATTAAAGTTATTTGATTTCCAAAAAGAAATTCTTAAAACTGTAGATGCAAATAAGTTTACTGTTGTTAGAGCAGCAAGACAGGTAGGTAAGAGCACTTGTCTTGCTGCTTACATTGTATGGAAAATTATATTCAATACAGTTCCGTATCGTGTTGGTATTTTTGCTGATAAAGCAGCGACAGCACAAGAAATTTTAAGCCGCGTAAAAGATGCGTATGAAGGTCTTCCATTATGGCTTCAGATTGGGGCTGTCAAATGGAATGAACTTTCAATCGAACTAGAAAATAAGTCTCGTGTTGTTGCGAATGCAACCACAAAGAAAGCTGCTAGAGGTTTCTCTTACAATCTTATTGTAATGGACGAATTTGCTCACGTTGAACCTAATGTTGCTGATGCATTCTATGAATCAGTTCAGCCCACCGTTTCCCGTGGTGCTGATTCAAAAATGGTTATCATTTCAACTCCAAAAGGCATGAATTTATATCACAGTATTTGGTCAAAATCAATTGAAGGTATTAATGAATTTAAACATGTGGATGTTCCGTGGAATGCTATTCCGGGTAGAGATGAAGAGTTTAAACAGAAAACTATTGGTACTGTAGGTATTGACGCATGGCGCCAAGAATATGAATGCGAATTTTTAGGTTCTTCTGGAACCCTATTGGATACACCAACTCTTAAGAAGCTTACATTTACGAGACAATTTGATACTCTATCAGATGTAAAAATCTATGAATATCCACAAAAGAATCATAGTTATTACATGTGTTGTGATACGTCTCGTGGACGTACTCTCGATTATTCGGCTTTCACAGTTATTGATATTACTTCACTGCCATATAAAGTAGTTGCCACATTTAGAGATAATAATATTTCTACAATGCTTTATCCTACTAAAATTCACGAGATAGCTAAAAGTTATAATGAAGCTATGGTTCTAGTTGAAACCAATGATACAACAGAAGTATCCAATATTCTTTACTATGATCTTGAATACGAAAACATGGTATTTGTTGAAAATGGCCGATTCTCTACAATGGGAGATGGTAGAAATTCAATCCCTGGATTGATGATGAACAAATCTGTTCGTCCTACAGGATGTAATGCATTAAAATCTCTATTGGAAAGAGACCAACTTATTATTAATGACGAAGAAATTTATAAAGAATTGAATTCTTTTGAATTGAAAGGAAATAAGTATCAAGCCGCCGATGGTAAACATGATGATTTGGTTATGTGTTTACACCGCACTAATATGGTTACAACTGAAGATGGAGAAAAGACCATCAAATGGATAGTTGATAACAAATATACTGGTAAAGTTCTTTCAGTAAATTCTTCTGGTAAATTTACTTGGGAAAGAGTAATAGGACATTCTGCCAAAAATAATATAGGTTTAAATAAGAAACAATGGGTTCAAATAAAATCATACACTGGTAAAAATAGAAAACAAGTTATTTGTTCTTCAGATCATCAATGCGCTTATATAGACAATATATTATTTCCTGAAATAAAATGGACCGAAGCTAAGAATTTAACTGGAAAATATATTATTCGCGAACCTGTAATAAATTCAAAATTAAATAATTGTAATCGTTTATTTAATGAGGATCAAATTTATACTATTTTAGGTATTGTTGCTGGCGATGGAAGTATTTCAAAAACTGGTCAATTTTCAACGGCACATGGGCCATACCAGATTGAATATATGAATTATATTCAATCTATATTGGGCGGCAATGTACTAGAGAAACTAAATAAACGAAATAAATTAGATTCTTTTCTTTCACTACAAACAAATGCTCAAACGAAATATCTAAGAGAGTTATTTTATGTAAATGGTAAGAAAACTATTAAAAACGTTCTCCAATACATGAATGAAATTAGTTTAGCATTTTGGTATATGGATGATGGATATTTACATGGAAAATCTGGTGCTGGATTATGCACCGAATCATTTTCATTAGAAGATGTTGAATTAATTCAAAAATGGTTATTGGAAAAATTTGAAATTGAAACAACAAGCCAAACCTCTCAAGGAGCAAGAATTTATATTAAATCAAATTCAAAGGAAAAATTCTTTGCTCTAATCTCTCCATATGTATGTGATAGTATGGCATATAAAATTCAAAGTAAATGTTCCGAATTTAAAATTAGTTTGTCAAATAAATATAAAGATTATTCATCAACAAAAGTAATAGAAGTTAAAAATATTAACGAAACAAATTTTGAAAGTAAATTATATGATATTACTGTTGAAAATAATCATAATTTTATGGCAAACAAGACATTGGTTCATAATTGTCTAGTCATGTTTGCGTGGTCAACTCGCCAAACATATTTTACAGAATTAACAGATTTAAATATTCGTGAAAAATTATATGCTGATATAGCAAAACAGATTGAAGAAGATATGTTGCCTATAGGGTTTTATTCCAATGGTTCTACTGATGACGATTCTTTTAATTGGTAATAAGGAGTTACTACAATTTTAGGTTCAAATTTTTATCACTCATTACAAAGAAAATATGTCACTATGTTTGGCTCATATTTTAATGATATTGTTGTCAGAAGAACAAATATTGAAAAAAAATTGGTAACTAATGTAACTGTCCCAATTCGTTTTAGTCCTAAGAGAAAATGGGTAATAGCATTAGAAAATGGAGAATTGAATAAAGGCGTCGCCATTCAATTGCCAGCGATGGCATTTGACTTCACGGGATATTCATATGACACGACTAGAAAAATTAATCCTTATAATAAGATATTAGAACAGTCTAAATTAAATGGATATATGTATAGTGGATTTCAATCTGTTCCATATAAGATTAATGCGGAGCTTTATATTACTGCAAAAAATAATGATGACGCTGCGCAAATTGTAGAGCAAATCATTCCATATTTTCAACCAGATTTTACATGTTCTTTAAAACTTTTAGACGAATTGGAACATACCTTTGATATCCGAACTAGATTAATAGGTGTTCAAAGAGATGAAATTTATGACGGCACGTTTGAAAAAAAACAACTTGTTATGTATACATTAAATTTTGAAATTGACGGTTACTTTTTTGGACCTATTTCTAAAAGTGGAGTTATTAAAAGAGTTATTGTTGATTTTCATCTTGATCCTGTGTCCGATGGTGTCATTGATACTACTGTTCCTGCCACTCAAAGATATGCCGTTCAGCCCGGATTAACACCCGATGGCAAACCTACTGGAAATATTACTCAATCTATTCCATATGAGGATATTAATTATGACGATCCGTATGGATATGTTGAAAGTTTTTCCGAAAATATTTTTGGGATGACTAATACTTCATATTTTGATTCATCAGATAATTATCAGACTGGAATTGAAATTGTTAATGGAAATTTAACAGTGCAAGGTAATTATGCTACTACATTCTTTATTACTCAAGACCAAAATATTTCTAATATAAATATTATAGATTGGAATAGTGAAGAATTAACATTTTATATTAAACAAAATGAAGAAGGTGGATGGTCAATTTCTGGATTGCCAGAAGGAACCATGTGGCCTATAGGATCGCCGGATTTTACTAATGCGCCGAATGGCATGAATAAATTAACAATAACCTCGCCTGATAAGGGCGCAACTGTTTACGCAAACTTAATGGTGTATTAAAATATGGTCGGAACACGAACAAAATTAGCTACAGATGCTTTTTCTGGCTTCAAAGGAGAGACTGGAGATTCTGCATATCAAATATGGTTAAATGCCGGAAATACTGGATCAGAGCAAGATTTTCTTGATAGTCTTCAGGGTGGACCGCCCGGTCCAGAAGGAAAATCAGCTTATGATATTTGGATTGAAGCGGGAAACATTGGTAATACAACGGTCTTCCTTCAGTCTCTTATTGGCACCCCCGGCAACAATGGAACTAATGGCACAAACGGAACCAATGGTCTTAATGGACAGTCAGCATATCAATTATGGCTAGCACTTGGTAATACTGGAACCGAATCTGTATTCATTACCTCTTTAAAGGGGAGCAATGGCACGAATGGAACTAATGGCCTTAACGGTAAATCTGCATATCAAGTTTGGTTAGATGCTGGTAATAGTGGAAACACAACAGCTTTCTTTAATTCATTAAAAGGTGCTTCCGGTACTAATGGTATTAATGGTTCTCCCGGTGCGCCAGGAACGAACGGCACCAATGGGACTGATGGCGAAGATGGAGCCGATGGAGCTTCAGCATACGAAATTTGGTTGTCGCTTGATAATACCGGAACTGAAGCTGATTTCATTGCATCTCTTAAAGGAACTAATGGAACTAATGGAACCAATGGTACAAACGGAACCAATGGTAAATCTGCATATCAAGTTTGGTTAGATGCTGGAAACGTTGGTAACACAACAGTGTATTTTAATTCATTAAAAGGTGCCAATGGAACCAATGGTAAGTCTGCTTATCAAACATGGATAGACCTTGATAATGTAGGAAGTGAAGCAACCTTTATTTCCTCTTTGAGGGGGCCAAATGGACTTTCAGCATATGAAGTATGGATAGCAGCAGGAAATACAGGAAATACTACAGCATTCTTTAATTCATTAAAAGGTGCCAATGGAACCAATGGTAAGTCTGCTTATCAGATTTGGTTAGATGCTGGAAATACTGGTACTACTAATGATTTCTTAAATTCTCTTAAAGGAACAAACGGAACGAATGGTACCAATGGTACCAACGGGCAATCAGCATATCAATTATGGTTAGCTCTTGGTAATACTGGAAATACTACAGTATTTCTTAATTCTCTTAAAGGAACGAATGGTACCAATGGAACAGACGGTGCTGATGGAGCTTCAGCATACGAAATTTGGATTAGTAATGGAAATACAGGAACTGAAGAAGATTTCATATCATCGTTAAAGGGAAATGCCGGAGAAGGATTTGTTTGGAAAAACAATTGGACTTCAGCAAATACTTATAATCAATATGATGTCGTTTCTGCTAATGGTAATGTTTACATTGCTTCCTCTGGCGATTCAAACATTAATGTTTATCCTCCTACAAATCCTTCTAAATGGAATTTGTTTCTT